GTTTCGGTCATAGGACCGTTACCACCATAAGCAGAGACTTTTATTTGTCCAGACATTATCTTCTATAAAAATTAGTGAGATTGGGATCAATACTTATATTGACACCTCCCAAATTACGTACAAAATCTTCTAGTCCCATTTCTACTGCTTTTTCCATGTCAGAGAGACCTAGAGCAAGAAATGTTCCTCTCACGTATGATCTGAGGTATTTATTATATCCAGATAACTTTGTAAAATCATCACCTGCATCTATGTAACTCAAGACTGCTGCTCTATTTTTAGGTTTTGTATAATGAAGATTGACCCCGTAAAATGCTTTGCCCTCTACTGCGACAATATAAGATAAAGGATTTCTATCGTAGAATGGAAGAGATTTAGCATATTTTGCACTATATTGGAATAGCATAAGTCTACCTGGTAAGGGACTTCCTACTGCCTGTGAATTTGGAAATACATTACTAAACTCCAAGTTCTTTCTCCGTTAGTATTTGAAATTTCCACTTTCTATCCTTGCAAAACTCTTCTGCTGCCATCCATTTTGCTTGATTCTTGGCGTATGTCACAACTTCGGTCACATACTTCTTAGTTTTTCTTTTTTGTATCTTTGGTTCTTGCACTTGCTTGGCAGGTTTTATCTCAACCACCTTCTCTATCAATTTTCCAGTATTATCTTTGTATTTCAAGTAGAAATCAGGAAAATACCTATGAAAACGATTGTCGATGGGTGATCTATATGGAATGACGATTTCTTCACTAGACCATTTGACAATATTGTTATTACTGTCACAATACCTCATGAATTTTAGTTCCCAAAGTGACCTATATACTATATTAGTGGGATCACCTTTATATTTCTTGGGTTTTGATGGTCTGAATTTGCCTTTATAAGACATTTTCTCAATAAATCACACAATTATTTAGATGGCAAAATTAGCAGATGTACTGATGAGAAATAAGCATCATCTCCCAACGGAGATGTTGCATAAGACTGACTCTAAATTTGGGAATATTGTACCTGCATATAATAATTCATACGATGTTTATATAAATTTTAGAGGTGCAAGAGGTTTACTTACATTTATAAATCAACATGGATTCTATGATTTAGCAGCAGATGAAGATATAGGAGATTATCTTAGACTTTTTTGTTCAGAAGCAGTATTACCAGGTTCATCAATTCAAGCACAAGAAATTCCTGGTATAAGACAAGGTGTCATGACACAGGTTGGCATCATGAGAAAGATGACAGATCTTACATTGACATTCTTTTCTCAGAAAGATTACTATACAAATGATGTATTCAATGCATGGTTAGAGTATATCAGTCCAACAAGAATAAGTGATGGTTCTTTTGGTTCGAGTACAAGACAACGTAGAAATGATCAAAATACATACAGAAGACTAAAATATCCTGATGAGTATAAATGTGAGATTGAGATCACAGCGTTTAGTAATGATGTATTCAGACAAGATATAAGGTTAGATGATCCATCCGTAGAGAATCCAGATACTCAAATTCCAAATAGCATTACATATTATGTTCAAAATGCTTTTCCTATTAATATAGTGGCAGCACCTTTAGCATATGGAAATGCACAACTTATCAAAACTTCCATAGTGTTCAAATTTGATAATTTCTTTGTTGATAGAACATCTAGAGCAGGTGGTGCCCTTGCTATGTCAGATAATCCTCCTAATAATTTACGAGATCCTAATATAGGTTATTCTTCTAGACTATTCAGTAGCACACTCAAACCATATAGTAAACCACCAGCAGAGGTATCAAGCACCACAAATAGTGATGATGTATCTGATACTTTCTATCTTGGACCTTATGGTGATACGGGTAAAAAGGAACAAAAGAAAATGAATGACGCAGGGTTAGGTTGGTATAATCTATGGGGATTATTATAACCTCACTAAATAAATCACTGAAGTAATTATTATGCCTTTACCAAAGGTCGTAGCACCTACATTTGAACTGAATCTTATATCATCCCAAAAAGCAGTAAAGTATCGCCCATTTCTTGTAAAAGAAGAAAAGGCATTACTTATCGCCATGGAAAACGGGAGTGAAAAAGATATCACTGCAACCATCAAAAATGTATTGAAGGGTTGTATGATGTCAAGAGTGAAGATAGATGATCTACCTTCATTTGATCTTGAATATCTATTTCTAAATGTGAGAGGTAAATCAGTTGGAGAGACTGTTGACCTCATAGTGACATGTCAAGATGACGGAGAAACAACGGTACCAATTACCATAGGTTTGTCTGACATCAAATTACATATACCTGATGGACATAATGATATCGTAGACATTGGGGGTGGTATTTCAATAAAGATGAAATATCCATCTATGCAGCAATTCCTAGAGAATAACTTCATTGCTCCTCCAGATGAGACAAATCAAGACAGAATTGACAAAGCGTTTGAATCTGTTGCAGGTTGTATTGATCAGGTATTTACAGAAGAAGAAGCATGGTCAGCAAGTGATTGCACCAAAAAAGAATTGGTTAGTTTCATAGAATCACTCAATTCACAACAGTTTGGTAAGATTGAGAACTTCTTTACTACCATGCCAAGACTGCAGTATAAATCTACAGTCGTAAACCCAAAGACAGATGTAGAGTCTGAAGTTCTAATTGAGGGTTTATCAAATTTTTTCGCATAATGCTATATCATACGAGTCTTGACTCTTATTATGAGTCAAATTTCTCGTTGATGCAGCACCATGACTGGAATCTAAGTGACATAGAAGACATGATTCCCTTTGAACGTGAAATCTACATAACACTTCTTTCTAATTACATAGAGAAGAAGAACTTAGAAGCACAACAAGCAAAGAATGCAAACTCCTTCTAGCAATATTCAATCAAGAACAAGTATGGTGGACTCACCTACTGCGAGGTTGAGTAGTGCCAGATCATTGATGAATTTTGAGAAAGTAAATACAAATCTGATTGGTCTAAGAGGTGATTTAGGTAGAGAAAGGGTAGATAGACAGAAATTTGAAGAGAAGAGAACAAAATTACTAAAAAGAGAAGAAAGATCTCTTACAGGTCTAAGAGCAGCAACAATGAATTTGAGAAAAATCATTGGTGCAGCAGCAGGTGCATCTGCACTTAGAAGTTTTTCACAAGGAGATATTGGTGGAGGATTACAGGAGACAGGTGTGGCAGTCGCTGCATTGTTACCTGAAATCATAGGTATTACATCAAACATTGTTGTAGGTGGTCTTGCTACTAAGGGTTTGCTTGGTGGTGGAACTGGAATGGCAGGTGCTCCTAAAGGTAGAGCAGGTCTCATGGCATTACCTTTACTAGCATTGGCACCATTATTGATGGGAGCAGGGAGAAATAATCAAAGCAATGCACCTACCTCTGAATTTAGAAGAGAGCAAGAGGTAAGAAGAACAAGAAAGAATATTATAAGTTCTGGAGATACTGATAGATTTGGTATCCAATTAGATAGATTTGAGAGAATACTTGATAATATGGGAGATGCTAGACAGAGAAGAAATGTAAATGAATCTATAAGTGGAGATAATCAGGAAATATTACCCTCTGATTTGAATATTGCAACAGATGAGATTCCAGATTCGGAAGGTTTCTTTGCAGATGGTAGAGATGCAGAGGGAAGAGATAGAGAAGGTAGAAAGAATATTCAAAATCAAATAGCAGATTTTCTAAAATTAGCAAATCCCTTCAAGAGTATTGGGGATATGTTCAAAACTGACGAAGAAAAATTGCAAGATAGTAAAGATACTATGCAAATTTTCGGTACCATGTGGGATGGTACAAAGAAATTGTTCAATGGTATTATGAATATGTTCACCCCTGAAGCAAAGGCGGGAACTCTTGATGAATTTTTGAAAGATGGTGGTGTTTTACCTAATAATAACGAAACAAATAAAAATATCAAAGAGGTTAGAAATAATTTGATGAATTTATCTGAGGCATTCACGATGAGTGCTGAAGGAGAAGTTGATTTTACTTCAATTTTAGGTTCCACAAAGGGAAAAGAAATGGAAGACCTCATGACTAACTTCTTGGGAGTTGTGAAGACAGAGTTTTTACCATTGACAGAAGAGGATAAACTAGAATCCATTGCTAGTAGTTTCATGAATAGTTCTTTCAAAACTCCTATAATCACTAAAAAATCACTTGATGCTGCACCTGAATTCATACAAGATATATTTTTACCAATCACAGGTGACGGTGGACTACCAACATTTGAGGATAGTGGTGCAGTCGTGGAAGAAAAAACTACTGCGGTGAGTGATCCATCAGTGGATGTTGAATTCAAAAATAGTGTTGACAGATTTGTGAACAGATTACTTCTCAATATTAACAAATGATCAACGTAAGGAAATTAGTAAAAGTTTCTAAGTTGGCAGATAAGGAATCTGCGATGCTTGCTGCTTCTTTTAGAAGAAATAATTTTGGGCTCACTATATCAAGAACAAAGTTATTCAAAGAAGAAGAGAAATTACAAAAACTTAGAGAAGATACATTTTCTAGTCTCGCAAAGGCACTTGGGGAGAAGGACAAGCAAGGTCTTTCAGGTGCACTTTTAGGTGTGCTTGGAATAGGTGGTGCAGGTAGAGTAGTAAGAAGATTTAGAGGTGGTGGAGGTGGTGGACTCCGTGGTGGAGGTGGTGTACCCAAATTACCTAAAGGTCCTCTTGCAAAAAGTCTATCAAAGTTTGGTAGAATCGGACCTCTAGCAATAGCATCAACAGGTTTAGACTTCTTTGCTAGGAAACAAGCAGGTCAAAGTAATCTACAGGCAGGTGGTGGTGCACTGGCAGGTCTTGGTGGTTTTGCAGGTGGTGCGAAACTTGGTGCACTTCTTGGAACTGCAATAATGCCTGGTGTTGGAAC